GAAACCTCCGGCCCCTACATCGTCCGCGGCCAATCCCGCACGCGCTGGGTCAGCCTGCGTGATGCCGAAAACGCCGTCCCCGAACTGCATGCCATGCTGGATGCCGCCCAGGCCCGCCAGTTCGACGTGTTGGTCTGCAAGGACTACGACCGCTTCCGAGATATCCTGGACCAGGTCTACCGCACCATCAACGATTACCGCGTCCAGCTCTACAGCCTGGTGCAGCCCATCGAACCCGCGCCCCCTGAAACCTTCGATCCCGAAACCAGCGACAGTCAGGAGCTGCTGATCAGCTTCAGCCAGCTGCGCAGCCGCACCGAGATCCGCACCACCCGCCGGCGTTTCAGGACCGGGATGCCCGAACGCGTTACCCGCCACGGCCTGCCCGCCTCCATTCCCTGGGGCTATCGCAAGCCGCCCGGGCGTGAAAGCGATCGCAAAGCCATCCCCGAACAGGACCCCGAACTCATTCCCCACCTGATCGCCATCAAAGATCAGTTTTTATCCGGCCAATCCACCCGCCAGATCGCCGAATACCTCAATTCCAACCACATCCCCAGCCCTCAGGGCCGCCCGTGGAACGCCGTCACGGTCCGCGAAAAGTTGCTCAACCCATTCTACGCCGGCACCGTGCGCTGGGGCATCACCCGCAGCCATCTCGACCGGCGCACCGGCGCCAGCACCCGCGAAACCATCGACCCCGCCCAGGTCATCAGCGCGCCCGGTAAACATATCCCGCTCTGGGATGATGACACCCACCAACAGATCCTGCGCGAATTCCAGCGCCGCTCCCAGCGTTACTCCGGCAAACGCTCCAATACCCTCAGTGGGTTACTGCTCTGTGGCGTTTGCAACCATCCCATGTGGCTCAGCTACAGCCACAAAGGCCAGATCATCCACGACCCCTCCACCATCACCTGGCGCTGTGGATCACTCCAGCCCGGGCATCCCACAATCAAAAACCCTGTGGCCATCGAAAAGATTACCCAGGAAATCAAACACGCCATCACCCACGGCCTGCCGGCAGTCCCCGCGGCCCAGTCCGAAGACTCAAGCGCCGAAATCCTGAAACTGGTCCAACGCCGCGCCCGGATCCGCAATGCCTACGATGCCGGCGACTACGACCTGGCCGAAATGCGCACCCGCATCGCCCCCATCGACGCCGAACTCACCGACCTGCAGGACCGCGCGCGCAATACCGCCCTCACCGAACAGGAAACCGCCGCCCGCGCCGCCCTGCTGGCCACCCTGGCCGACAACCTGGACAACATCGACGCCATCCTGAATCTCGATCGTTTACAGGATGTTAACCATGCGTTAAAAACAATTCTCTCCTCAGTGATTATCATGGGTGATGAAACAATAAAGGTTACATTCAAGTAAAGAATGTGCCGCTTGTTTCTGCAAGTTCGCTTTCCAACTACCTTACAGATACAATCATAAAGCCCCTCAGCTGAGGGGCTTTATTTGTCACACTCGTGAAAAGACCTGGGACGCAATTTTTACCTTACCTGCGTCGTTGGGATGCAGCCCATCATCCGTGTCTGTCGCTGGATTAATCCAATTGGTTGTATCCCAATACGTCACACTAACATTGGCACAGGCTGTTTGTATAAGTGGATTTTTTGTTGCCTGACCTCTGTCACCCGTGCTTGCGAGTATACCCAATGCGTATATCGTCGCGGTTGGATTGCTGGTCTTGAGTGCGCTCAAGTTCGTCTGGTACATCGCCCGAAAAGTATCGTCCTGAACAGAGTCATTTGTCCCCAGGAGAATAAAGATTACTTGCGCCGCATCCGAGGCGGCCTGCCCGGTCTGTTTCGTCATGTTCTCAGCATAATCAGACATGACGTGCGCACCGCTTACAGCCCAGTTGTGGTAGGGCCCTATGCCATGATTATAATTTGACAAAAACACCGTCGCCCAGGTCGAAACCGGGACACTGATCGAGTCGCCAAGAAAAGTAAAGTTCTTCGGGTTGTTGTCATAACACAGAAAAGGGCTTGTAAACAGGTTACCTCCATACGTGCTGAACTGCATGTGTATCGTGTTGTTGTTGATCGTCGGCTCGTTGATCGTCTGGGTCGTGCCGAGCTGAGCGCCCGCCCTGTAAACGCTGTAACTCGTTCCAGACTTGACAAACTGCATCTCATTGTCATCAGGCCACGACGCGCCGGTGCTCAGGACCGACGACCAAACACCCGCTTTCAGCAGCTCAATGCGCACATTGGATCCATCGGCATACACAAACACACCATTTTGCGGATTGGATGCGCTATCAAGATTCACACCAAAGCCGATCTGTGTCCCTTTGATCACCCGTAATTTTTGCCGAATAATAAAATCACCGCCGGTGGTATATCTGATGGTTTTCAGGCAGGAAGGAAAATTGATCAGTTGGAATGTCGCGTCATCGGCATAGAGCAACGTACTTGCCACGCTCCTTTTCATGACTATGGAATCATTCGTGCCCACTGAACGCAAACAGGTAGTAATGGGTTGGTACGATGTTGTCATCGCGGCGGTGGTGATGCTATAAGTTCCGGAAGTCGCAACAAATGATCGTGCAGTTGGGCTTGATTTTCCTTGAAAGCTCAGTTGCGCCCAAATACCCGCATTCCAACCAGTGATGGCTTGCGATATTGCCACGTTGCTGTTTGAGCCGTCAACATCAAGCCGCACAGCATAATTTCCAGAAACTTTATCGGTTCCTTCCCGGTTGACACTTGACGATCCGGCAATGGCTTCAACCCAATTTGTAAGGTTGGTTGCGCTTACCCAGGTTTCAAAACCACCATCCGTCAATAAATTAGCCCCTAAAATAGGTATAATTGCTTTGGCATACCTTGCTTTTCTGGCCTTCACATAAACCGTTGCGAACATTCACGCCTCCACTGAACCCAAATACATTGATACAACGCAGTGAACATCATCATCCGGGATCCGTTTGCCGACCCCATCCACCACGTGCCCGACGATCGGCACGCCGTCCCAGGGAGTGAGCCTGCTTTTTGGCAGCATGATCGCCCCTGGATATGCCCCGAACGGTAAAGGCCAGCCATCCGGGCGGAAGTTTACCAGGTCGCCCGATGCCTCTCCGATTAAATTACCCGTCACGCCATCGCGCAGATCGTAATACAACTGGCCGCACACGTGCGCAACGTGGAAACCGTTCAAGGTCGGTTTGTGCCGAAATCGTTGCATGATTATTTACCACCGGTCATGGATAATGCTCCTATGCCAATCTGTAAAACCCATTGGCTTTGATCTGGTCGGATGTCGTCCAGGTGAATGGGATCGTCGATGACAGCGCCACCTCACTGGAGTATGTCGCGTCAACTTTCTGCGCACGCAAGTTGCACACGCCCGCGGCAGTGTTGATGAACGAACCAATATAGTTCAAACCGGTTGCGTCAAACAATCTGCAGCCTCCTGAACCTGTGGCAGTTGCTGCATCAATAGGTAGTGCAAAACTTACATCGCCGCTGATGCTTGTGTCTGCCGCAAATACGATATTCAGCACAAAGAACAATATTTTGCCGACCACCGTATATTTGCTCGCCTGGGATGCCGCGCCAACCGTCAGGTTGGTCCAGGTCGGCGTAAATGCGAACCAGCCCGGGAAGCCAAGCGGATCGGATAGGTACGAATAGGCTGGCTCCGTGATGGCTGCATTGGCGATGACGTAATCCGTATTGACGGCGATAGTTACGGTCGTGTTGGGTGCGCCATAGGATGAAGATACAACTATCCCATATTTTCTCGTTGTTTGTACCCAGCTTACCCGCATGCCGACTTTGTAAATCGCAGTCCAGTCGCCCGGCACTGTGAAAGTGCTGGCGCTGGCATACGTCCAGGTTTCCGACTGATTAATCCAACCAGTCTGCACAACCTTTTCGCTCAACACATACCACGCGGAACCTGTGCTGGCCAGACTGGCAGCGCTTGAAGCAGGCACGATACAGATAACGGTCCCGCCCGCGTTCTTTACCGTCAATAAATAAGTGCTGCTCGTGTTGACAATGTAAAACGGATGATTGGCGGCTGCCACTGCTGGCAACTCCACATCCCTGGCTGCCGTGGGAGCATATACCTGCAAGGCAAAATCCGCATCGATGAGCGTTTTGTTTGCGGTCAATGTTTCCGAATTCGACAGCTCTCCGCGCAGGGTCGCATCGATGACCCGGTTGTATTGGGCCGCCAGCACCTGGGTTACGAGATCGGTTACCTGAAAATCAGTTAAGTTGGGCATTGTTTCTCCTAGTAGACGCCCACGGCCAGGCAATAAATAATCAGACCGGCGCAGAAAAGCACAACCAACACGATCGCTATTACCTTTTCCAGCATGTTTTACTCCGCAATTGCCAGAACAATGTACTGCTTTGCGTTCACCGTATATCCAGCTGCGCTGCTGTTTTCGCGGATCTTGATCGTTCGGGATCCGGCCGGCACGCCCGTTTTTATGGCGAAGATGGGGATCATCTCCACGGCATTTTGCCCATACGTTCGGGCGGCGTTGAAACCGACAACATCCGCGGCATTGATGTTAAAACAGGCTTCGAAAAATCCGTAAGTGCCCGTTCCGAATTCCTGGATACTGCCGAGACAGATCAGCGTGGCAACCCAGGGCAGCGTGATCGCCAGGCTGGTATTGGGCATATCGCGCCAGGTATTGGTGCCATAGCTGTGCGCCGTTTCATCGTGAAAGCTGAAAACGGCAATGGAAGCTGCGCCCAGCTCGAAAGCTGTTCCACCGGCATTTACTCTGACCACCTTTAAGGCATTCGCCACCGCGGCATTCAACCAGGCCACCGTTCCGGCAGAATTATTGGTCAGTATCCCGGTGTTGGCAGGTTTTGCCAATCGGGACAGGCTGGTGGCATTGGCCGCATACGCCAGGTCTCCAGCCGCGGTAAAAGGCCAGAGAGCGGCAATATTGTCCTTGATATAGGTATTGTAGGAGCTGGCCGGATAGGTTTGCCCTGTGACCACGCTTGGAACGACTGTGTAGCTCATGCTTTATCTCCGGTTTTCTGACTCGCCTGCCAGGCATGGATTGCCTTATTTTGCTGCACCAGGTCATGCACCGATTCACCCGGCGCCCAGCTCCTGGAGAGCGGCAAATTTACCGGACTGCCATGCGCATCCGCCATCTGGGCAAACACCAGTGGGCGAGCCTGATATGCCCGGTCCAGGTCATCCAGGCCGCGCACATCATTCACCGGCCGTTCCAGCACCAGGCGTTCGATTTCCGCGCGCTCCGCAGGGAAGATCACCGGCCGCAGGTAACCCGCGTTATCCCTGTTCCCGCAGCCAAAGCACATAAATATTGGTTCGCCGGGATCCACGAATTCGCACCCGCCGCAAGCGCAGCGCCCGATCCACTGCCCGAAATCGATCTCCGCGAAAACCGCGAAGCCCCGCGGCTCTTCGTCCAGATGCAAAAAGACCACCGAGCTGCGCTGCCTGATGGCATGGGCCAGTTTCTTGATCCGCTCACGCACGGTGCGCACGCCATCGCGCGTTGCGTAATCTTTTGCCGTGATAATGCGATTTACCGAATCCATTTTGTTCTCCCGACTACCAGCCGAAGATGGTGTCCACGCCAAAATCCAGAATTGGCCACACCCAGAATGTTTCCACCGAGATGTATGGTTCCAGGTAGAATGTGGTTATAACCTGTTGGCAATTTTCACCCACTGTCTGGTGACCGATTCCCGCTACCCTGAAGGCAACACCATCAATACCCAGCCTCGCGATCTGCGCCGTGGCCACACTGAAGATATCCGGCGTAAATTGTAAAGCCGGGCGGCTATCGACTTTTACATGCGGAAAAGGATGATCATCAGACAGGAACAGCCCGATCACCCGCGCAAAATCGATGGCGACATTGATATCCTGCTGCCAGGGCAGGTCAAGTAAGAACTCGCGCGGATCTTCGGTCGTGGATATATCATCCGGATAAGTCACGTCTGCCGCATTGATCTCGTATACGGCATCACCACGTATTTTGGGCGAGATCAGGTAAACAGTTCCGCCACCGCTGTAGCTAAATATCAATTTAGCCGAATCGCCAAAATCAGAAAATGCCAGGCTGACCTGCGCGGTCTTGTTCGTGCCGCTGCCATCGCTGGCAGTGTTCGCCGTCCAGTCCGTGGTTGCCACCGGTGTAACCACGTTTTTCGCGGGCGCAGCGGCATTGTTGTAGGTATAGTCTGCCCAGATCACCAGCGGGGTGCCGCTCATGATCGCCGGTGCGCTGCCGGTCCACTGCCACAGGGTGACCGATGCCGCTACTGAAAGCGGGTGCACTTTGATGCGTGTTATGTTCCGGCGATTTTCCCAGGGCTGCGCCAGGTAAACATCCTTCAACAATTCTTCCTGCGTTAAATCCTCCACCGATTCGGGCACATTCACCCGGGTTGTAAATCGGGCCACACCGCTGGCTGTAATGCTGAAATAACCCAGGAACGATTCAACGAGACGTCTCAATTCAGCTGCTGCATCCCGGCTTCCCGAACTCCAGAAATAGCGGATGTTATCGGATGCCGCGTCCAGACTGCGACCCCAGCGGATGGGCCATTTCGCGGCATCCAGCACCAGCCCGATCGCCACATCCGGAGTGATGTTCTGGTTCATGGCCACGCGCGCTGTGGCTCTGCGCAGGTTTCGCCAGCCGTCTTCAACGCACAATACCACCGTTGGCTCTTCGCCATAGTTTGAGGCCTGTATATCTGTGACCACGCCGTAGAACAGGGGGTAGATCGTGCCGGTGCGTAAATCAACTACCCGGATGCGCACCTCCCGGCCATCGCGCACGTTCGGGTAAAGCGGGCTGGCTGTGTTCCAGGCGTCATAGCGTCCATCAGAATTCTTGAGCGTGATCTGTGCGGATCCTGTTTGCATCGCCACAAAACCGCCCTCGCCCAGATCCAGGTAGGACTGGCGCCCGCGGAAACTGCTGAAGGCAACCAGGTTCACGGCCTCGTTTGAGCCATCAAACGTGTGATCATTATCCCAATCCACCTCCACGCCCCAGGTCAGCGACTCATTGGTCACCGCGCCATACAGCGTGCCATCTCCCCAGACAAAGTTTCCCCAGCTGCTCATCGAAGCGCTCCATCAGATTTCGCGCGCTGCACCATCGAGATGAACGCCGGATAGAGCGCGTTTATGATCTGGTTTTGATCAGCCGAATTAAGCACTGTGTACACATTGGCAGTCAGCGACATCCCGCCGCCCGGGCCTGCTCCGCCACCCGCTTCGCTCATCGAGGCCCCGGCCGGGATCACTGCAAACCGTTCTCCGGATGTCAGTGTGATCGGATAGGTGTCGTTTGGGTAACCGGGCGGGACCGTCTCCCAACCATCCGTGCCGGTTGCGTGACCCTGGCTGTTCGTAAAATTCTTGACCACAAAATCTCCGGCCGCATCGCCGGTGAAATGGACGTTGATGGAAATATCTTTGCTGGTTGGCGCGCCATCGATGGCGGCCGCCAGGTCTTTGACAGTTTGCTGCGCTCTCAGCGATTCATCGACCACGGCTTGCGAGTAAATACCCCAGGCCTTGCCCTGCTCGAGCAGCGCCGCGAATTCGCCCTGTGTCAGCCCATCCATAGATAATTGTTGCTCCAACATTCCCAGGATTATCTTGCGAGAAGCCATCTCATGCTCTGCAGCATTGTCCCTGGCTGCCTGGCTGTTCTTGGCCAGCGCGCCATCGAACTCGGCGATCTTGGCCACATTCCAGGAGCCGTACTGCGCAATGTAATCGGCCTTGTCTTTCTCGATCTGGATGCGCTCTTCCGCATTGGATTTGGCCTTCTCGGCATAGCTATCTTCCGCGCTCTGCATCGATGCAATTACAGATAATTGATTTTTGAACCCATCGGACAATTCCTTGGCCGCTGCGGTCACATCTTCTTCAGCCGCGGCCAGCCCCAACGCGCTTGTGCGAGCATCCCACATCCCCATTGTGGAAGCAGTGACCGAAGCTGTGTGCGCGTCCAGTGCTTGTTTTCCGCGGTAAATCTCAGTCGCCAGGGCCTCCAGGGCATACGAAGACAGTCCTGTGGTTTTCCTGGCTTCCGTCAGCGCTTCCTGCCAATCAAGTTGCGCTTTTATCGCGTCATTGAGAACCGGAATGACCGCGGTCCCTATAGTCATCTGGAAGGCCTTCCAGCTGTCTGTCAATCTGTCCTGCTCACGCTGTAATTGGCGCGCGGCTTCGACCTGCTTTTCCGTCAGCACCAGGCTGCCTTCGACGGCGTCATTCATCGAGCGCAGCGCATTGCCACCCTGCTCCATTGCTTCCGCCATACCCAGGCCGGATTTTCCGAAGTTTTTGACCAGGAAAGCAGTTTTCTCTGCGGCGCTGCCCAGGGATTTATATTCATCCGATAATTTCCCCAGGGTATCGATGTTCATGCTCAGCCCCTCTTTGGAAAGGGTCTTGGTGGCCATTTTTAGAACATCCGTACCAACCTTCAGATCATCCATCACCTGCAGCAGGCGGCTCGACTCTTCCGCGCTCTGCCCGGTCAATTGCATCATGCCGCGCACTTCGTCGGCATATTTTACGGTTTCTTTGGTCGCATCGACCGTAACCGCAGTGATGGCACCCACCGCCGCGGCGACTGCTGCCAATGGGGTTACGTTGGCAAATGCCCCCAAACCAAGGTCATTTAACGACCCCTTCAGTTCCCTGGCAGCGATCGCGGCATCCCTGTCGCCGGTGCCTTCCTTGGTAACTTTCAGGATGATCTGTAAAATGCTTTGGCCCATGTTAGTTTTTCCCGTAGGTTGGGTGTTTATTGAGCCAGGCAGATTTCAGGCCCTGGACCCTTTGCATTGCGTTTTGAGATTGGACCAACGCTGTTGTTGTAAACCGGAACGCATCCAGCCAGATCTCGGTGAGCTGATCAACTTCCCAGGGCGCGATCACCGCCCCGCCGCTGGCCTGGTTGATGGTCCTGGCCAGCGCGATCTGCATCAGCAGCGGGTGCGTGGTGCTGCCATTGTCCAGGATCTGTGGCAGGGCATCATTCAGGCTTTTTTTTTCTGCAGGCGGTAATCGCTGATCATCTGCCAGACCATTTTCGAGATCCACGGCCAGAAGCCCGGGTCCAACTCTTCGCAGTCTGCCACGAATGCGGTCAGTTCTTCCGCGCTCATGCGCGTGTCTTCCGCACCCTGGCTCAGTATCTCGCTCATCCAGGCCAGCGAGTCTCTCCCGATCACACTGAGTTCTTCAACCACAGTCCGCGCGCGCGCAAGCGCCTGCTCTGCAGGTTTCTGCCCGGCACTGGTATGCAATTCATCCAGCTCGCTGCGCAGGGCCTGGCCGCGTTCCGCCTGGGCAATGCGCTCCTGCAGCACCTTGCGGGATGGGTTGACCCACACCACCAGGTGCTTTTCGCCGTATTCTGGCGCATACTCGGCCAGGGGCAGGTTCTGCAGGACCTTCTCAATTTCAATACGCATTGGTCGTTGTGGTCACTTTCACGCCGACTTCCTTGGCGCTAATCGGATCATACAGCGAGCTGAATACTGCACTGTGCAGGTTGTTGCCGCGATCTTCCTCGGCCAGCGGGATGACCTCGTCCCAACTGCCCGCCACGTTGAGCAGCAGGCTGTGCGGGGTGCCGGTGCCGATGGTTGGACCGGTGAGCTTGATCTGCAGGAACCCGGTGCTCTGGGTATCGGCATGCCAGGCATCAAAGATGGCATCCGCGGCGCTCGTGCCTTCGAAGGTCAGTGTCACCTGGGCGCCGATCACGCCCTCCAGGTACTTGGTGAAAAACTTATCACCAGACCCAGCAAAAGCCGGGTGCACGCCGGTCAGGATATCGACCTCAAAACTGCGCAGAATGCCCGCCAGTTCTGTGCCTCCCAAACCCGCCCAGGTGGTATCCAGATAAAGCCTGGCCAGCTTGGCATTCATGGATGTCGCAACCGGCAGGCTCAGCGCACCAGTGAACGTGGTTGGCGTCCACTGCCTGCCAAAGTATTCCGCTTCAACGCTCACCGGAGCCGCGTCCGCGGCCTGGGCCACTTTGCCGCTGATACGGATGCGCTCAAACATGCAATACTCAGCCTCGAAGGCCTGCACGTCGTCGCCCTTTTCGATGGTCAGGCTGTCCGGCGTGTTGAACGTGTTGAAGGCCATCCCGGGCGTGAAGTCCCACAGATAATCTGTCTGGGCCGGGGTCACTTCCGCAGCGGTCACGCCACCCTTGAGCCCACAGCCAAACAGCGCTGGCAGGGCCTGGAAATAAGCATCCGGAATGCTCAACGACTCTTTCACCAGGTACTGGTCGACAACCTTGCGGCTGCCGTCGCTGCGCACACCGATATTTTCCATGACCTTGCGGTGCTTGCGGTCGGCCGAGAGCGGAGAGACGATGCCGCCGATCAACATCTTGGTTGCGGCGACCGGGGTCCCGCGCGTTACTTCTTTGCCGTACTGGATTTTGGAGAAAAAGCGATCGCCCATTTAGGCCTCCGTGCTCGTAGTAACGGCATCAACCGTTATCTGCTGATAGACTCCCGCAGCGATCGCTGCGTCGAGTTGGTCCAATATGCCATCTTTCTCGGCCTGTTCCCGGGTAAGTTCGTGCGGAAGGCCTGGCACACCCAGGCCGTTTCCACGGAAACGGTAGGTTACTGCACCACCAGGCCGTTGATTGTTTCTTTTACGATCCATTTGACCTCCAGCCCCACATGGGGCGCTTCGTTGCCATACTTCAGCTGCACGATGCTGATGCTGCCGGTGGATTCAAGCACAAAGTGATCGACCAGCCCGCCCAGGGTCAGGTTCCCGGCCGCGGCCACGATGATACGGTTGAAATAGCGCAGCACGGACGGCATGCGGCTGCGCGCCAGGTCCGGGGTGACGTGGAAATAACTGGATCCATGCCAGAAGGCCTTGCGCGGTCCGCCCACGCTGTATTCCAGATCCACATCATCCACAAAGGTTAGGCAGGTGGCCCGGTCCAACGGCACGTCTTCCGGAAATTCATCCCGCGTAAAAATGCGGTACGACTGGACCGTGCCGGTTTTGCCGTCCGACACTTCCCAGATCTTCACCAGGCTGTCGATCCAATTCTCGATCATGCCTTCACCACCAGTTGCTTGACAATGCGCTCGTTGGCTTTCTGATATTCGGCTTCGATGATGGTTTTCTTTTCCTTTGCGCCAAAATAGAGATAGAACTTGCCACTCCAATAATGAGTGGTGCCAGCGCCCGCGTTTCCGTAGAAACGGCCTACTTCCTGCGCAAAGGCTTTCAGCCCCAACTGGGTCCCGATCGCGCCGCGCACGCTCGTGCCTTTGAGCGTCGAGAGCCTCTTGCCGTAAATCGAAGCCTCCAGCGCTCCCGTGCTGACGCCCTTGATCTTTCCACGCAAATCAGCTTTGGCGCCCTGGGTGACGATCCCAACCGCGCTATCCATCGCATTGCCCATCTCCTGCAGATAGATGGCGTCAAATCTTTCCAGCTTGCGCAGCTGCTCATCGATGCCCTTGTAAGACAGGGCTCGCGTGATGGATGCATTGCCTTTGTAGGTTGGACCGCTGGCCATGCGCTACCTCGCCGCCGGTATGTAATAATTGGCCTTGATCCTGGCGATCGCGTCTTTCGGGAACTCCCAAATATAGAACGTTTCGCCCGACTCCGCGTTGCCTGCCCGGCCGGAATAGCCGGTCTGGCTCTTTTTAAGCATCAGCGCAGCGATCTGGCGCGCCAGGTAATTGATGTCATCCGGAACCACCAGCCGCGAGATCGCTGCGCTGTTCAAATGCGCAGCTGCTGTGGATCCATTTACCGCCCGCTCTACGTTGAAAGTACGGTATATGTTCACGGGAGCGTTGATCAAATGCGCGACTTTCTTGGTCTTGTTCCAACCGCGCGCCGCATACACGGTGCTAGACTGTATATCCAGCACTTTCATTTGTTCAAAATCGATCTTGATAATTTCTCCCAATTGCACAGGCCCTTCACTCATCTGCATGTTAACTATCTCGCTTGAGGCATCAAGTGCACTTGCCAGGGTCATTCCTAATGTGCTGGCGCCATAATCCTTTACAAATTGCCATTCATCGTCAATTTGGAGCACCATCCCAGGGCTGATCTTTGCACCGTTATTCGCCGTTAGTGTCGTCACTGATGAGTTTTGCGCCAAACCCAGGATGGCGCCGGTCGTGACTACACGTTGATACAAGCCCCACATGCCGCTGATCACCACCGCGTCGATTTCCGGGATCCAGTAACCGATCAGGGCCCCATCCAACCCGCAGTTGATGCGCACATACGGCCCATTCTGCCACATACGCTGCACAGGCTCGAGCTGGTAATCGTTCGCCGCCAGGGTGGTTTCGTCATTCGTCACTGCGCTGACACTCAGCACGGGATCAATAAACAGGATTTTCTTTCCATTCCCGGCAAAGGTGCGGGTTTCCGACGTAGGAAAAAACTGCCCGATTTCATTCAGCAGGTACTGCGTGGCTGGCAAAATGAAACGCTCCAATACGCTATCCTCGGCGCCTGTCAGTTCCAGGTCCGTGATCAGTTCGTTCAGCGTGCAGTATGCGTATCGAAAGGTTGTCATGATTTCCTTTGGGGCAGCGCCTGGAGGATAGGCGCTGCCCCGTTCGGGGGAAAGGGGTACCAGCTGGCGGGAGGAGCGCCAGGGATGGTTATGCTCAGGCGATCAGGATCGCGATATTCTCGCTCTTCGCGGCCTTGACGCCCCAGGCCAGACCTACTTCGTAGGAGACCTGGTGGTACTGGCGGTACTTGTTCACCTGGAACGAAATGCCGCTGATCGGATCGGTCGCGACGATGCTTTCTTCGGCACTGTCGCCGCCGTCGGGCATGGCTGGCAGGCGGGCGAGCAGATGGATCGCGCCGCGATCGAATGCCATATTGCGGGTGGATGCAGCCACAACGGCTACGGCCTGCCCGTCCGCCAGAGCCACGCGCAGCCCGGGCTTGTTGATCACGATCGAACCGGCCGCGGCGATGCCCGTTAACACTTCGTACTTGTTGGTCGTGTCGCCGTTGAAGTAGACGATATCCCCGGCCAGGATCGTGCCCGTGCCTGTTTTGAGGACCACGCTGGTCGCGCCCACCGCATTCGTGCCGTTGATCACGTAAGGCCCGGTGTTGTTGCCAACAGCTGCCACGGTCTTGACCTGGGCAGATTCGCGGATCTTGAACCCGTGAATGTCCAGCAGCACACCGCGTTCGCGCAGTGCAATGGTTCCGGCATCCGCGGCTGCGTTCATCACGGCCAGGGTGCGCAGGTTGGCACCTGCCGTGGTGTTGATCACCATCTGCAGGTCGGTCATCGGGCTGCCGTTGTCATTCAGGATCTTGCGCACCTGGGCCGGATCGCCCAGGGTGCTGGCGAATGGTGCGGTCGCTGCGGCACCATAACCGCGGCTGGCATATAAGTGCAGCGCAGCCAGATCCGCTTCCACTTCGTTGACAAGGGTGCGCATGGCCTGGGCAAACTGATCGCGCAGGATCGTGGCGTGCAGGCTGCCGAGGCTCTTGATCTCTTCGCCCGTCCAGGGGAAGGTCACGCTGCGGGCCTTGCTGATGGACATTTGGCCATATCCGACTGTTTCTCCAGCCGGATCGGGGCCGGTGGCAGCCGCGGTAATGTCAGCCGCGGCGCGTGTGGCGACCACCGGGTAGGTGATGGTCTGGTTCAGCGCGACTTGTTCGGCACTGGCGTCAAGCATGACCGCCGGAATAAAGCCCACCATTTCGCGGGAAATGGTGTCCACGGCCTCGTACACGACCGGGATGAGATTGGTAAGGGTATTTGCGGACATGGGTTATCTCCTCTTAGTCCTGGACGTTGCCACCGGATTTGACAAACGCCATGCGCTCGGTGGCGCTCAGGGCGTTGAATTCTGCCAGGGTCTTGATCTTGGCATTTTTGCTGCCTTCGGGCTTGATCGGATCGGGAGTCTGCGCCAGGCTGCTTTCGGCTTCCAGCAGACGCGCGCGCTCCGTATTGATCACGGTGATCTGCCTGCCCAGGTCCTCGGCCGCATCCATCAACTGGTTGAATTCCGCGCGTTCAGTTTCGCTGAAATCGCGGTTCTCCGTATCTGCCAGACTGGCCAACACCCGTGCAGCCGTGACTTTTTCGGCTCTCGCGGAAAGTAATTCTCTTACGTTCATAATTGTCTCTCCTGAATGGATAGATAGATTGCATTCAGCAAGCCTGAATGCGCGCTCAATTGCACCACTGCGCGCCTGCGCAGGATCTGAACGCTCATCACTCTCGGGCGCCTGCCTTTGAGCGAGCTCGCTCCGGTGTTCATCAACAGCCAGCATTTCAGCCTGGCTGATAACTTCTTGTTTGTAATCCAGGGCTGCCACAATCCCGGTGTTCTCAACCGCGGGCACGTTCACCGCGCTGGTTTCGTTGCCGGTCGGCTTGATAAACAGCAGCTCGCATTTCCGTTCACCGCCCGCCGTCTGGTATTTCTGGCCGGGCCAGTGGTTGCAGGTGGCGCCGAAGAAACTGGAATTACAGATCGTGCAGATCGCGTCCTCATAATCCCAACCCACGGAGAAGCGGTCCATCTTGCCTTCCAGGTAATCGATCATGCCACGCCGGGTGGTCAGGCGGATATCCTGCACGATCACGCCATTCTCCAACTTGGAGGAAAGGATCGTGCCATCCCGCGAATTGATATCGCGCGAATCATGGTTGCGCAGGTAGGGCTGCCCTTCGAAGGATGCCGCAAAACTCGGCATGTCCTCTGTTCGGAAGACATACGGGTTCTTGATCGCGCCGGTCCCAAAGACATTCGCGCGAAATTCCAGGTACTCAAGCTCGCCGCTCTCAATTTGCGGAAGCAGCTCGGCCCGGCTGGGCAGTGCCAGTTTTTCTATGATCGGCTGCGAATACAGCGCCGGGAAAATCGTTTTTGTTTTATCCATTCAAACCTCCGCAAATGGCTGCTGTCATCTCGGCTGGTGTCTGTCTCAGCCAGGTTTCGATATCGGCTTCAAGCTCGGCCAGGTTGCCGCGCTGTTGCAACTCAACCTCACGCTGGCTCAGATAAACATCGATGTAATCTTGAAAAGCATCCGTCATGTCCAAACCGAACAGGCGCTTTTGGGCATCCAGCAGCGGCTGCATCTGGCGCTGCGCAAATTCCGCGTGCTCCGTCCCGTAAAACTCATTTACCCAGGTATGAAACTCAGCATATTCATGCTTTGCCAGGTAGCGTTTCGCGGCGCCGCGCAGGTCATTCATTTCCCGGCGCACGATGCGCTGGCAGGTATCCAGGAACAATGGCTGCAGGGCATCGGCCTTGCCAGGTTTGACATCCTTGCTGTTGCCCATGTTCAGTGGGTGGTAGAACTCATCGCCGCCTTCATACGGGTTCATATTCTCACGGCTGCGCGCTTCGTTGGGACTCATAAAGCCGTTATTGATCGCTTTTACATAGGCCTCATAGCGGGTGGCCAGATCGCCACGAACCAGGCCATCTGCCAGGTGCTCAAAATACAAGTTGTTGCGGTCCTTGGCCAGCAGGAGCTGTTGCGATAGACTCTGCTCAATGCGCACCATCCACGGTCGCAGTGTATGCGACACATAACCCTGTTCCTGGCTGTCAATCCCGCTGCCCCAGCTGGTGGTGTTGGTAACATCACCAATCATGTGCGGAGGCACCCGGAAGATACGCGCGATTTCACTGACCTGGAACTGCCTGGTCTGCAGGAACTGGGCATCCTGCATCGGCATGCCGATCGTGGCCAGATCCATGCCCTCTTCCAGGATGGCGGGCTTCCAGGAATTGTCCGCGCCCTTGTGATCTTCGTTCCAGCTATCGCGCAAATGTTCATACGCCTTATCGCCGATTTTTTGCGGGTGCTTCAGGACAATACCCGGGCGGGCATCGTTGGCAAAGAACTTGCTGCCGAATTTCTCCGCGCTGATCGCCAGGCCAATCGCGTTCCTGGCCAGCGCGATCCGACTGTAACCGATCAGGCCATCAAAACCAAAGGCCGGGATATGCAGGATATCGTCACTGTTGAACTTGCGCGGTTTGCCCTCATTGGTCATGTAGGTGAAAACCCGCTGGCCTTTGACTCTCTCAACCGTCATCCGGTCCGGACGCAGCGGCCAGATCTCCGTCACGACTCCGGCATCATCCCAGATCATTTGCCCGTAGAAATTACCCCAGGCCAGCAAGTGCGAAACCATCAGCTCACGGAAAACCATGCTGGTATGTTCCGGGTTCGGCCGGTCGTGCATCAGCACATAATAAGGATCTCCGTAAGCACGTTCTTTCCCGCGCGTCTTGCGCCGGTACTCGATCAACGGAAGACTGCTGATATCCTCGGCAATGATCGTGAAGGCGGCCAGCACCGCGCTGACGGACAGAGCGCCTTCTGGCGTGATGATCTCGCCCGTCTGGGACCGCTCACGTGAACCGCCACTGCGCCGCGCGTAGGTATTGGTTTCCACAGGCGCCGTGCTGGGGCCTGTTCTCGGCTCAAATAACATTACGCGCCTCCGCCTTTGACATAAGCCAGCCATTCAGCATGCCGGTGCAAACCAGGATGCCACCATCTGCCACCAGCGCAGGCCCCAGGCCGAACCAAAGCCACAAACCCGTGAATACAGCGAACAACCCGATGAGATACATGATCTCGCTGGGGCCCATCCGCAATCCTTTTTTCACGGTCTGCTTTTCCGGTTCTGCCATGTGCACCCTAAACAAAATCGCCCGGCAAACCATATTGAATGGTTTGCCGGGCGCTCATCTCCGACGGTGACCGCACAAGAGCGGTCTGCTCAACTTCAAATTGAGTATACAACCGATTGCTACTTTTTACAACTTTATTGTGAGACCAAATACAGCAGATCATCGCCCGCGTTCGTGCAGATGATCCAGACTTTATTCAGGTTGGGGATCGGCAGCGGAGGCGACCACTCACCGGCCACCAGCTGCACACCGCTCGTCACATCCGTGGTACCTTCCGGCATCGTGGCGCCGCTCGATGTGCACAACGTCACAAGCCCGGCATTGCTGGGCGCCGCCTGCAGCCAGAACAGCTTGCCTTCTACATCCGGCAACTGCTTGGCTGTCACCGACCCGCTGACTTCGCCGCTCACCAGGGTATTCGCCACCTGGTTGATATTCTTGATCGCGTAATTCGATCCACCATCACCTGGCATAATAACGCTCCTTTGACCGTTTCTACGGAAACGAAAACGCCCGACAGACTCCCAAAGGAATCTGCCAGGCGCTCATCTCTGACGATGCCCGCACAAGAGCGAGCTGCTTGATTTCAATCTCAGTATACAACCGCTTTTCGTTTTCCACAATACTACAATCTGCGGATCCCGCGCTCATCATACACACTCGTGCCCGATTCGCGCAGGCTCTGGACCCTGACCACGGCATCCAGCACCGCGGCCAGCAGGTCCACGCGCCTGGAATCGTTGATCTGCTTTTTGCTGATGCGAATATTTTCGTTGTTGTCCTGCATGGTGACCGCGTTACCGATGCACCAGCGCAGCAGCGGGCTGCCATCGTGGACCAGCTTGCCCGTGGCCACCAGATCGCGAAATAGTTTGGTCGGCTCGCTCAAAGTTTGCACACCTTGGCGGATTTCGACCGTGGTGTAGCCCTGATCAGCCATCTCGTTGGCAAAATGGGTCGCATTGTAGGGATCAAAGCACAGCTCATGCACGCGCCAGCCGTTCTGCAGCTCCATATCCTGGATGTGACTCTGGATAAATGCGTAATCCGTGACGCTCCCAGGCGTCAAGGTCAGCCATCCGGCCGCGGCCCACTCGGGATAAGTGGCGGTTTTGTCGCTTTTTTCATGGCTGGCCAGCCCTGCCTGGGGCATAAATCCATGCGCAGTGACCGCGATCCTGCCATCCGGCAGCGCAAAAACAAAGCCATCCGCGGTAAGATCGATCTTCTTGGACAGATCGATGCCCACATTGCAGGCCAGATCCTTGGTCAGTACCAGGAATTCCTCGCGGCTGATCGCCAGTTTGTCCCAATCTTCCAGGTAAGCGCCCATATAGCTGTCTTCAGCCCCATGCACCCAGCGGTTGAGGTTCTTAACCCGAAATGTGCGGATCTTCGCAGGGTTCCGGCTGCCGAAGGCCTCGTCATGCTGCTCCTGTAGTTTTTCCAGCCCTGCAGGAGTGGCTGCCCGCAGTGGGTTGGCCTTGATCCAATTGGCCGGGTCGTGCTCATCGTCATCCGCATCCAATTCGCGGATCATCACGAAGTAGCGCTCGTTCTCGACGACTCCGGTCAGGATCTCTTTGCAGTAGTCATATTCCTTGTGGCACGGGCTTTCAACATCCATGCCCGCGGTGGTAATGATCGTCATCAAGGCCTGCGCGCGCTGGCCCCAGGCGGACCAGAGCAGATCATAGATTTCCGATGTCGGATGTGCGTGGTATTCATCGATGATCGCCCCGGATGGATTGAGACCGTCCTTGTTTTTGGTGTCCTTCGAGAGCGCCACCATCTGTCCGCCGCGGGTGATGTGCGCAATCTCGTAGTCGCGGATCTTCAAGCGTTTGCGAATGTCCAGCGACTTGCGCGCCATCGCCATTGCGGACCGGTACAGGATGCGCGCCTGCTGCCGGTCAACCGCGGCGCAGTAGACAGACGGACTCTCTTCCAGATCTCCCACCATCAGGTATAAGGCCACCCCTGAAAGGATGGTGGTCTTGGCATTCTTGCGCGCTTCCTGGATGTATGCTTTCTGGTAGCGCCGGTAACCGCTCTCCGGATCAACCCACCCGAACAGGTTACCCAGGTCAAACTGCTGGAATGGCAGCAGCTCTATCGTGGTGCCTGCCAGCGGGCCTTCCACGTGACGGCAGTGTTCGAACCAGCGCACGATCCGATCAGCCCGGGCCTCGTCGAAGACATACGGGAAGTCATCCGAGCCCACCCGCTGCAGGTCATCCAGGTGCCGCTGGCATGCGCGCAGCTCAGACTCTCCCACGACTCGCAGTCCATTGACCACATCCAGCGCGTACTGGGTTACCGGGTGCACAGCCATCCTGCTAGATTTTCCAATCCGTCATATTTGCATCGTTATATCTGAGCGCGATCCAGCCGCTGTCGATCTTGCCCCAGATCCCGCCTTTGGCAATGCGCACTTCATAAATCGTCACGTTGGCGCCCCACAGTTTGGACCCCACCTTGACCGATGACACATCCGGCAGCTCACGCACATTGATCCAGGGGAAAGCCGTGACTCTCACGGCTTTTGGCAGCATCGCATCCACAGGCTCAAGCCATTCCATACGCACGTAGCGCGGACCATCGCCCATGATCGGCACACGCGCCGCGAATGCCAGGTCGAACCATGTCCATTTTGTGTTTGATCCGTAGACCGTGTGCACCAGGTGCGGAGTGTCCTTGTAGTTGATCTCTGGACCTGGCACAGCCACAGGTAATGACTCAAGCTGGCCCCATTTTTCACCGTCAATGCCAGTCATGGTTTTTAGGATCCAGACGAGGTTGCGCCCTGGGTAGATCAGGTTATTAATGATCAGTCCGTTTTTGTTGAAACCTTTGGACGGTCCCCAGTCCGGAGCAACTATCTTCTCGTATGCCTTCGCGGAGTTGGTGAGTTTCAGATAGTCGATCAGGTCTTGCCGGATGACAACGTCTTTGTCTCCGCTTGTCTTGGTAACGTTATAGTTTGGGGTGACAAGCGGCCCGCCATTCGGGCGCGCCCAGTAAGCGGCCCGCGCAAACACATACAACCCGGATCCAGTCACAGGCTCACCCGTGACCGGTGGCTCCCCAACAACCACGGGTGATTCCTGCCCAAAGTAAGCAGCCAGATCATCCGTATTCCCGTAAAACAGGTTTACATCCATCTTGCGTGTGCTGCCTGGCAGGGTCAGGAAGTCGCCGCCGAACTGCCACATCTTCACATTGCCAGGACAACTTTCAATATTGAATGGACGCAAAAGAACCGGATGATCCAGGCGTAATTTGAGATCATCCCAGGTTGAGATACCACTGAAATATTTCACAGGATCTGGGTATTGCGCCCACCAGTAATCCACGCGCGGCCAGGACTTCAGGTTAGCCAGGAACCATTGCGCGGTATAGATGATCGTCTTCCAGCCCTTCATGTCGCACAGGTCAAGAAACTTGACTACCTCCCCGGCGTAGGTCGCGGGAGAGTAGCCAGACATGCGTACCTCGATGTCGATGGCCACGGCCATGCAGCCCGCTGGCATGTGAGCATTCAGCCAGTCATAGTTCGCACGGCCATCCACCCAGGGGTTGTAGACAAAATAGGGGAAGCGCACAAAGTTGGCAGCCTCCGCCCACTGTTTGGCGAAACCGGCATCCTCGTGGTGGCCGCCGTTCATGTCATTAATCCGGATGCCCATCCCCGCGACTCCGTTGGCTTTCAACACAGCCTCGTCAATCTCCAGCTGCCCTTCCCACGTATCGATCACCAAACAAGTATTAGGTTTCACTGCTGACTCCTCAATCGAACTCTTCACCAAAGCCGTCCAGCTTCTCATCGGCTTCCTTCTTGGCCAGCCTGGCGCGCCCGCTGGGTGTCAGACCCAACTTATCAGCGTACCCGGATAAGAGCCTGGCATAAGCCTGTAGACTCTTGATGCCTTCGCTGGTCAGCATCTCCGGTTTGCCGGTCTCGTCGATCTTCGGTATGCTGAGCTGCTTGTACTTGATCACCGTGTCGCAGTAGATGGCCAGCATGTTCTCGTCCAGGTTGTCCAGGAGCTGCAGGCCTTTGGTCTGCCTCTGGATGCGCTTCCAGATCAGCAGCGCTTCAGGGGTCAGCCAATCCGGCGCCTTCATGCGCACCTTGGTCTTGCGCGTGATGCCTTCCTCGGCTTCCTGGCGTGCCTGGACCTGGGCCGCGGTCCAGTGTTTCCCGCTGCCCTTTTTTCCAATTTCCATGTTCTTGGCTGAAACGTGTCTTGCTGGCATAGACTCTCACTCAATTTCGCGGCCGGATCTCAACCGGCCTGACGGCCCACCTGATATCGAG